TTCTGAAATTATATATAAAAATAGCACCTCACCGTTTGGTGGAGTGCTTGCGTAAATAAAACAAGTTAGTGAATTATTCCTGTATTGTTTTCTCGTTTTCAATTACCTTTCTCAATATCTTTATACCTGTGTAACCTAAAATAGAAACTTGCACTTGGTTCAAATCACTTTTGCCGTAATCATGTAGCTCTGAAATAGTGAGCTTACTAAAAAGAATGCTTTTATTGTTTGTATCCCGAATAACGTGGTATCCAAACAATGTGAAAACTGGATTCAAGTAAAGCAAATCTCCCATAGTATATAATTGTCCCAAAATTAAGAACAAAATAAGATTTGCCACAAGAGTCGAAGGATCTGAAATATCTAACGATATCATTGGAACAATGAAGGTTGCAAGATAATTTAAAGTTCCTTCTCCTGCGTCTTCATACTTACCAATTGGTTCATTACTGATTGTTCTTGCATGGATAATCAGAGAATAAACAATCGCTGACCAACTTAGCAAAACAATCATCACGAACATGGTGACTACTCCATAAACATGATGCAAAGCAAAAGCGGAAAAGTTATCGCGACAATCCCACATGCCTATTAATATTCTGGCATGTTGTATGCAGATTAATACGTATAGTGGCACATAAGACATGATATACATTGACCATTTCCAAAAAAAATTCATAATGATTAGCCCCTCTAGAAACGGCTGACCGCTAATGCTAAAATTTTCCCACAGATGACTCATCAGTAATCGGCGACTTTTGTGCTGTATCTGCGATAAACCTGATCAATTCTTTAATTTGCTTTTTATCTGTTGGATCTTTAACCTTCAAGAGATCATTTTCAAACATTACGTGATGAAATGAATTGATAAATACTTTATCGCTCATAACAGTTTTAAACACTGTATCGTTAAGAGCATCGAACAACTTATTGACCCTCTCGGCTCTGAACTTCAATTTAGAAACTGACTTTGCAATTACTGAATCTTTTCTCGTGACTGTTCGCAAACCAACGAGGGTGTCTTCTTGGATTTTGCTTCCCTGAAGAACAGTGTCAATAATGTTTTCCGACTCCGTCTTATAATATTCGGACATCCTAAAGAAGGTCTCAAAGCTTTTCACATTGGCAACATATAAAATATCATTATACAGAATCAGTGAAACGCCTAAGCTAAAACCAATAGTATTATTCAAATCGAATTTCTTTAGTTTTGAATCGTTTATGGATTTATGAACAATTATTCCTTTTTTCTGAAGCTGAGAATAATTCTTTATACCCCCAAAAAAGTACATGTATTCGTTATTAGGAAGCGCAATTCTGACGATGTAGCATTTCAAAGCATTGATAGTTAGCTTTCTTAGGTCAGTCTGAAAGTCATTTTTAGCAACCAACAAATCTACTAAATTATTGATGTTAGAATAATCACCTTTAGTCAGATATGAAACAGAATCAGCTTCCCCACCATTGAATGCATAATTCGACAAATCTGATCCTTCATAGGTAGTTTCTGAACTAATAAAATTTTCTAACAGCGCTTCTTGAACGCCAGGTTCAGTCAATGGAGCATAAAAGGACGGGAAATATTCCTTTTGGTGAGTTTTTTTATTGGTTCGGGTTCGATACCGTAATAAATACAGTTCTACATTGCCGATATAATCGTGTGTTTTCTTAAGTGTCCTTGCCTGCTGATATAAATTATCAAGCCCCTCAAGTTCCATATTTGTTACCTCCAAACATTGTTTGTGACCTCAGTATAGCAAAAATGGTGGTGGGTGGGTCCCCATCACCAACAAACAATATTTGGATGTACTGGCATTATATACAAACATTAGTTTGCAAGTCAACTAGTACAAAGCGAGCGGACGGAGTTGCACCGTCCAGTAACCGGTATCAATGCCTTCCCTTGTCTGCTGCTCGCATAATGGCCAAGATACCACCAAACATGGCCAATGTATTAAGGATGACTGGCTCCTTTTCCATTTTTCGCGGGGTTCTTCCAGTCGTGAGCCGCATGGTTTGTTTTCCGTTCGTACCCACTGAAGGATAAGCGGATATGCAACCGACGGGACTCGAACCCGCGACCTTTCAGCCACTCTAAAGGCTTTCTGGCTCTGCCAGCTGAGCTACGATTGCACTTGCTGTCCAGGCGATGGTTTCCGAGCCCTGGTTGTGGCAGCTTTCATAGCACTTCGCGTAGTGCTATCTCTGCGCTTCATTCCACCGCACGCGTCAGCATGTATGCACACGTTTGGTTTACCAACTGTGTTATTACTATGCGTGCCAGCGGACTCGAACCGCTGCTATATGATGGCTTCCGATGCACACGCACTAGGCATTAGGTGGTGAGCTGCATGACTGTTATGCCTCAATCTCAAATGCCTATACTACAATTTAAATCGTTTATCAGTGGGAATACCACCTGTTTTTGTCCCAAAATGTTAAAACCACTAAATTATTCCGCGTTGCTTTGCTAGCAGGCTTAGCAGTGCGAATCGCTTTCGGTACACTGCTGACCTGCCTATATGCAGTTGGTCGGCTACTTCTGCCCAACTATAGTAACCACAGTGCTGATAGCGTAGCTGGTACAGGCTGTACTGGCTCTCGTCCATCGCCGCAATCACAGCGTGGCAGTCCCGCTTTAGCTTATACAGATACTGTAGCCGTCGGTCATCGTCACGCTTGATGGCAATGCGTTCTTGCGGTCGAGCAATGACGGTTGACCGTCCACCACCGATGTTGTCGTCCTGCTCAGGGATGGGATGATCTAGCTCATACTCTCGCACACGGATATCGTGGTCGATAGTCTGGTAGTCTTCAAACAATTCATCTAACTCCGCTAAACGCCGTTTTGATAACTCTTCGATAGTTAGTCACCTTGCTCTCTTAGATATTCTTCATACGCCTGCGCCGCTCCCGCAGGTATGCCCTCTGGTGTATCTGGCATTAGTCGTCACCTCGAATCACGCAGTATATGATGTAGGCTGTAAACGCGACACTCGAGATGATGGCAATCGCGAACACGCCTACTATTAGCCAAAATATGAAGTTTAAAAACGTTAGCATTATCATTCCTCCACCAGCACGCGTTTGTATTGGTGCTTGCTGTCCACGCGTTCGCATTCGTCCCACGTCCATTGCGCGTCCGGATATCGGTATCCCGGTAGCTCCACCCGTGTGTGTCCTGACCGCGTCAGGTAGTAGTCATGCTGTGCGGCATGCGGGTAGTAGCGCACGAGGTAGTACAGGCGTGGCTCGTCCGGTAATTCGCCCATCGCGGCCGACTTGACCAGACCGCCGATGTACGATTTAAAGGTTTCTACCATCCGTAGCCTCCCCACGGGTCGATGTCTGCCAATGCTTCCGCGTAACAGTCGTGGCTACAATACACGTCCGTATCGATTCCGTAGCCTCCTTCGTACCAAACAAACTTCTTGTAGCACCAGGCGCAACGACGCCAATGGCCTTTATTTTTGCTCATCGCGCGCCCCCAGCAATTCCGGGTTCTCGTAAATGTTGCCGATGACGCTACTGTAGTCTGCCATGTCGACAATGCTCTCGATGGCCACCTGTGTGCCACCATAACGCAACAGTGGCTGGAACTGGCCGCCGTCAAACTTGACTTTGTATAGGTCGCCATTTTCATCACGCAGTACATCACCTTCGTAAATTTCCTTGCCGTTGCGGTCGTGCAAGCCGGTGTACTCTCCCACCGTCTCTGGGCGTATAGGAGTAGCCTCCAAGTTACGTGGCATCTGCCAATCACTAAATCCGTCGTGGACGATTGCGTACTCGTAGTCGTACTCTGGAATTGGGCCATTAGCTATGGGTGCTGGTGTATAAGGCAAATGCTTCACATATGCTCCGTATATCCACCGCACCACATCTTCAGGTGCCTGCGCGCTCGCCGCCCGAAACTTAATCTCTCTCATGCCGCACCTCCTGTACATCTTCCCGACTAAACTTCACACCATACTTCGTCCACATAAAGACATTTGTGATGGCGAGCCATTGCTTTTTAGTTGGTTGCACTCTAGGAGTATGACTTAGCTTCACCACAACATCGTATGCGGGGAACTTACCACCTTTAACCAAGGTATTCATTTTTTGGCGGTCTCCGTAGTAGATGATGTGACTTAGCCATGTTGTGGCTGGCATTTGAATCATCTTTCCCAGCATGGCTGTGGCTCCCTCGAGGGCACGGCGGAATTCTGGCCGTTCGTCCTCCAGCGCGGATACGACCTCCTCAAAGTCATCTAGGTCACCGCCATTGACTGTGACGGCCCATTTAGTCCACACCATCGCTATCCTCCGTATTGATTTCCTCGCGCTCGCAGTCCTCCAGGCCGTAGTGCTTGATTTCGGCCATGGTGAACTGCTGGGTTTCCTGGTGATTAGCCGCCCGATAAGCGGTGCCGATTCCGGCTGAAGTCTTCGTGTAATACGTTCCATCAGTCGTGTGCGGCACCTTAACGTTGTACTTCGTCGGCTCGACTACCGTGTAGCCGTTGACATAGGCACGTATGAGACGGTCTTCAAGGTCGTTGCCCTGTAATGCACCACCATGGCCGTTGGAATAACTTGTAATCGCGACAGATGGTCGGTACCTTGGATTCTTAGCCTTTTCCAGCACGTCCGCCTCTTCTTGGTTCACGGGTACCTTAGCCTTTGCTGGCACCATCTCGACTAGGTGACCGCCACATGCCCGAATGTAATGTACTGCATTGTCGTGATTAAATGCATAGCCAGCATTGTTGTCCATAAATTCAAACGTATCGAATTCTTCGGACCAGCCCAGATACCGTCCGTCATCGTTTTGCACCATCCACATGCTAGTCATGATTTGCCTCCTTCATTTTCCCTATTACATATTCGCTATACGATAGACCACATGCAGCAGCCTGGCAGGCAATCTCTTTGCAAATCTGTTCGAGTGCGTTTTTAAGGTCGTCATAGTGCACGCCATAATAGCTTTTGTCCTTCAGGTCAGCAATACGATTTGCCGCCAGAAGTCCAGCATCGCCGTGACAGAGATAGTGCTCGTCGTAACCCAGCTGTACCGTGTTGTCGATTAGTGCATTAATGCGTAACTGAATCGTTTGAGGGCCACCACCAGCAGTCATCAAGTACTGGACGATACTGCCAAGGCTGCCCACTCTAACTTCGCCATACATGCCCATCAAAGACACGTCTTTGGCAGTTGCGGCTTGGTATACGGCTGACCGCCAAGCCTTAGTTTCAGGACTTTTAGTCATGGTCGGTCACCTCCACATCATCAAGCGCACTATCTGCGGCATCTAAAGCGTCGCCAATATCTGTAATTGCATCATCTAGTGCTTCGAGAGCCACATCACCATCAGGATCAATCGAGTTTGTAATGTCCCACATGGCGTCCTTCGCATCACTAATGCATTTGCGATAGTACTTATATTCGACCTCGTCCATCAGTCTTCTACCCCCACTTTCTCGAATCCGCCTAGGCGGTATCGCTCGATTTCCTCGGCGGTAAACTGCTCGTCAGAAGTACGACTACGTGAGCTGTCGCGCACGGTGTTAATAGCGCCATCAAGGCCCTTGTATAACCAACTCGTTTTCTCGTCGCCCGCCCACTCTTCCGGTGCTTTGACGTACCACCGCTGCGGTTGCTTGACCGTCCAGCCGACGTCTAGGGCACGGAAGATGTCTTCGATGGACATATCGTGCTGACACTTAAGCTTGGTAACGTAATAATTAGCACTGTGCGTCGTTAACCCATGGCCAACTTCCTCCTTCAAACTAGTTAGTAGCTCCCCGGTGTACTTGCCTACTTCCACCGGCTCTGCTTTCTCGACCAGCTCGACGACACGGCTATCGCGGTGTTTAGCCGCTTCTCTTGTAGCGTCATCAACACTGACGTCAGTGTACGCGTAAAATTCTCGGGTGATGTTTGGACTGTCCCACGTTGTGTCCCGCAGCTCCCCGTCTTCATCTTTAATTGCGTATAAGCTCATTTCCCAAGTCCTCCATTTTCTTCCACGGCCACGATTGCGTTGCGTAGCGTCTGTATGCCGATACCCAGCGCCTTCGTTGCCCGCTTCTGGTCGCCGATTGCCTTGTACGTTCGGTAGTACATTGCCATCTCACGTGTCACCACCGGCTTTGCTGGTGCTGGTTGTGCATCCACAATCAACCGCACTGCCGTGACTTCTGGACTGCCGGCTGGTGCGTCCGCGATGCTGCCGTAGGTGTCCTCAATCGTGTGTACGGCCGCCATCAGCGCATGGTCACGCTCGTGCCGCTTGCGTAGCTGTTCGCGCCGTCTGCGGTATGCGTCAGCCGACTTCTTGGCCGCCTGCTTGCGGTCCCACTTCAGTTGCTCGGCGGGCGATAGCTGGTGCCGGATGTCGTACTCCTGTTGTTTACTTGCTGATATTCGCTTGTGCATATGCGTCCACCACCTGTCCGATTTGCAGGTCGTCGATGTCGGCGTACCGCTTAGCTTCCTGGCCGTTTGCCCGGTGATAGGTTGTCACCCGCTGGCTGTGGCCGTCGTTTACTTCCACATACATTTAGTTGTCCTCCGATGTTATATTAATAGTGACCACTTCGCCGTCCCACTTATCAGCAAGTGCCTGTGCTTTCTTTTTACCGAATTTCACAGCTCGGTTATATAAATTGGCAATGAAGACTCCCTCTGCGCCGGATTCATCCATTCTTTCGATTTGTTCAAGCCAGCCGTTGCCAATTTTCACCAGATAATACGTATCAATTACTTTTTCCATCGTTATCTCCTTCGATTAATCTCACCGCGTCCTCTGCTGACCGACACACGCCGTAAATTACGGCTGGGTATCGCTTAATCATCGCCGCAAAGCGTTTCTGGTCTTCGCGCAGACGACCACGGGCGTTTTTACACTCAATTAAAATCATGCGGCCATCACTGTGCCGGAATCCGGTTAGATCTGGCCACCCAGGTGGCGGTCCTGCCGAAAACAGGCGTCCGTCCTGGGTTCGTACTGTGCCGACATTCGTCCGGATAATGGTGCACCCATGTCGCGAAACGGCCAGCATTATCTCCGACTGAATTGCATGTTCTGACTTAATAGCTACGCCTCCTCGTATATGACGACCCATGAAGGCAATATGAAGGGTCAGTTGCACGCTGCATCCCGCGTCGCTGTAAAGGTTCAACCCGTTTTATGACGGATATGAAGGGTAATCGCGGAAAGTATCCCTATATATATACTTTTATTACTTATAAATACTTTCAGAAGTAACCCTTCATATGGTTCATAATAGGGGCTCAGCGCCCGGTGCTATGCGGCTCACAGCCGTTCGTAGGGCCTTCATGTACCCTTCATATTATTAAACAACAATTAAATATAAGTTAATTATTGGCAAAATTTAATCGCGGGTCTGTAATCGGTCTCACACCTTGGTACACATTGCCGTACATTGTGTGTTTTCGCGGATATTTGTCCGCCATCTCTTTACCAAATTTTGTGCTACTCATCATGTACTGGGCATTTTCACTCGCCCAGTTTTTATATGCCTTAAACGCTTCATTGGCTTTCCAGGTATATCCCGGTCCCACCTCTCCGACGTCCTCGACAAACGCGGTGAGCACATCCATCTCTGACCGGTAGTTTTTGCTGGCCTCGACGACAACATCCGGAGCGGTTAAGCCCTCACGTTGCCATTTCAGCGCGCCGTCCACCATCCAATTGAGAATGCCGATGGACTCGCGCTCCAGCTTGTACTTGAGGTCACGGTCGACTTTATCGTCCGGTATCTGCACCCGAAACGGGATGAGCATCAGCCGCCGCCAGATACCGTCGTCGGTCCCACGAATGATTGGCTTGTGGTTGGTCGCCAGCCAGAGCTTAAATTGCGGTTCGAACTCGAACTCTTGGCCGTATAGCTTGCGGGCCGTGACTTTGTCGCCACCGGTCAATTGCTTGACCAGGCCTTCGTCCAGTCGGTAGCCTTCGTTCGGTTCACTCGACGTAACCAGTCGTGCGCCTTTGAGTCGGGCAATGTCACTATTTGGCCCGGACTGCCGGTGCACCATGATGGTTTCAGCCTGAATGGTCTTAGCATAGCTACCCATGATGTTTGAGACTGTTTCCAGAAAGATTGATTTACCGTTGCGTCCTTTACCATGCAGAATAAACATGACCTGCTCTTTAGTACTCCCGGTGAGTGAATAGCCCAGCGCTTTTTGCAGGTACTCAATCAACGCTGTATCGCCATCGAATATCTGTTCCAAGAATCGTTGCCACTCGGGCGCGTCGACCTTATCGGTGTACTCAAAGTTGCCTTGCTGACTAAACATCTGCTTAACTTCGTGGTCGTGGAGCTCGCCGCTCGCTAGGTCGATGTAGCCGTTGTCGACGTTAAATAGCATGCTGTCGCGGTCGAACTCATCCGGTTGGACGGTCAGGCGATGCTTGGACTCTTCCACCATTGCGTTCTTACTGCGGTGCTGACGGCTAGTCTTCATAAACGCGGCCCATTTCTGCTGCATGTCCTCCGGCTTTACCTCTGGTGGGCAGATGATTTTCTCGTTTTTCAAGTCGTCGATGGTCAGGTCGACCATCTTGCCCAGCTCGCCAGTCGTATCAATCGTCCAAAAACTGCCGTTGTACGCATACCAGGCTTTATCGATTGGTGACCACCGGAGTACATCACCGAAGCGATCCACCAGCCGCTGTGCGTTACCAGTGTCGTCCCACGAGTGCGGCGGGAAGTCCTTGGGTTTGCCATCTTTCTTGTGTCCGAAGTTGAGCTTGTATTTCAGCGGTTCTCGCTCTGGATGATAGATGTGGTCGGTGTCGTTGATGGCCTTGTTGAGCAAACCCGCGCCATACGTCGTCTTGCCGTGCTTCTCGTCGTACTTTCCGCGCATGAGTGACGACTGCCGAAAAATTTCATCCATCTTGCTGTAGTCGCGGCCCGTCCAAAATGCTAAGTCGTTGGCAAACGCCAGGTCGGCTTCGGACTGTGATGGGTAAAATTGCTCCCAACCACCATTAAGCAGTAGCTTGATACGCTGGCCGGTCTTGCTGGCGAGCATCTTGGCGACAATCTCGTCGGCCGGCATGTTGTTCGGTCCACCGTCATCGCGGTCTTGATGGATCGCGATGACTTTCTTGGGTTCCAGATACTTCGTGTATAACCGTTTAAACTTCGCTTCGTTCGGCATGGTGACCACGTTGTACGGCCCCAGACGATTGCCGGTCATGGCGAAGAATCGCCCAGAATCGTACATCTCCACGTCACCAGACCGTCGCCGGTCACCAGGGATATGCCCCTTACCGATGATGTGGATGCCCTCGCCGGACATACTGACCTCGGTGTAGCTGTGCATTGCGGCCATAAATTCATACGCTTGATTGTCGGTGATGTCGCCGTCACGGTAGCGAGCAATTTCACCGCCAATGTGGTCAACGTCTACACCGATATACCCGTTCGCGAAGAAAAAGCCGAGTCCGTCCATCGAGTATGCAGCCAGTGCCGTTTTAGCTTCGTCAAATGTCACCCACTGCTTGCTATCTGTTGTGGACGTCTGTGTACCCGTCTTCGCACTGTACGGAATCTTCGTATACTTCTGTTTTTCAGGCTGCCAGATTTTTTGATACAGCCCCCATTGAGCTAGGGACTGAAGTTCTGCCGGTATCTGCTCATACATTTACTGTCCTCCGCTTAGAACGGCAAGTCGTCGTCCGTGACGTCGATACCGCCATCGTTCTGCTGACTGCCGGCTGCCTCATCCGTCTGCGAGAATTCGTGCTGTACGGTGGCGAACTTCGTTTCGTGTACATCCCACGGGGCTACCGTATTGATGTCGCGTACTTCGCCGTTGTAGTCATTCTTGGCTTTCTTGACGTGCACCAGCACCGGCTTGTGCAGGATGGCGTTGGCAAAGTCGTCAATGCTATTGAGCACCGTGCCTTCAGGAATCTTGGCCGCGTCAAGCACGTACTGTAGTTGGTCGAGGTCGTACTCGCTGGTCGCCTTACGACGCCAGTTGTCCCAGAAAACCACGCGGTTGTGGTACTTGCCGTTCGTGTTCGGCAGTGCTTCGTCCAAGTCATTCCGGACAGTCAGGCGGATTTGCAGTGACTCTGCCCCGTTCGGCGTGGCCCGTTCACCAGCCTGAGTGATAATCATCTCGTAATCACCCGTCGGTAATGGTTCGTAACTGTTCTCTTGATTTTTGCTGTAGTCAGCTTTCATAAATGCCATTTATGCTCTCCTCTTTTTCTGCGGCAGTTTAAAGCCGCGTGCTTTTGCTTGGTAGTAGGCCCAGCCCGGCTTGTACCCGCGGGTTTTGCCGATGCTGGCTAGGTCTTCAAAATTATTTGCTTGTTCCGGATCGCGTCGGTCTGGGTGATGGACTTGCATTTTAAAATCGGCGGTCGTGACCTTTTTTAGCTTTGCCGTCTCGTCCACATCCTGTGGCTTAGCGACCTGCTTCGGCTGGATGAACCCGCAAACCGGGCAAACCGTGACACCACCGGGAATAACCGCGAAGCATTGTGGGCACGTCCTAATCGCTGGTGCGTCGTCTTGCTTACGCGTGCGTTTTTTGCGGTTGTCCAGTGTCCAGTTACGCGGCATGTCCGGCGGCCCGAACCGCCATACATTCGCAACGTGGTCGATAATCACCGCACGTTTGCCTGGTCGGTAGCGCATGCCCCGCATTGATTGCTGAATAAACAGTGTCAGTGAGTCAGTCGGTCGAAGCATAATCACAGTCTGACAATCCGGCACGTCCACACCTTCCCCGAACAGTTCGGCGTTGACTAGAATCAGCGTCTTTCCTGTTCGAAAGCTGTTCATTACCCTTGATCGCGTCTTGACTGACGTTTTACCATCTACCTGTTCCGCTGGATAACCGGCGGCATTGAAAGCCTTGGCGGTATCAATGCTCGATTGTACGTTGTGGGTGTATACGATTGTCTTGGTGTTTTCTGCAAGCCGTTTGTACGTCTTGAGAACATTCCCAAAAATTGCTCTGACTTTGATGGCGTCATCCATAGACTTATTGCTAAAGTCTCCTGTGGAGTCACGTTTTAACTTGTTAACGTCAATCAACGTTGGCGCATAGTAGTCAAATGGTGCGAGATAGTTGTTGTCGATAAGCCAGTCAACTTTCGGGCCCAAAATTAGGTCCTGGTATACCTCACCCATACCGTTGCCGGATAATCGACTTGGTGTTGCTGTGAATCCAACTAGCGACGCTTCTGGGAACCGCTCGAATATTCGCTTGTAGCTGATTGCCAGCGAGTGATGGGCCTCATCGCATAATATTAATTGTGGTGGTTTCAACTTCTCCAGCCGACGGGTTACGGTTTGAACCATTCCGACATAGCAGTGATTCATGTTAACGCCCCACGCCGTAAAGGTTCGCTTGACCTGTTCAACTATTTCGCGCCGATGAACGATAAACAGAACCTCGTTTCCGCGTTCGGTAGTCATTCGGGCAATCTCTGCCATCGTGGCTGTCTTTCCAGAACCTGCCGGCGACTGAACTAACACACGTTGGTTTCCTGAAGCAAGCGATCTACGAGCCGCGTCCACAAGCTTTTGCTGATATGGCCGAAGCTCACCCATGCCGATAATTCCCCTTTCTTGGCGGTGTCAGCACTGCCTGAATTGGGTCCCACCCACGTTCCACCCGTGAATGGATTAGGTTGCGTCGGTATCCCATGGTTTGGTTCCATTCGTGCATGTTTTTGGTAACTCCGTCGATGGTGATTAACACTGGGCGTGGGTCTTCACCATATACAGAGTCGTGAGCCGACCTCCCTTGTTTTTCGTATCGGTCGCGAATCGCCGCCGCACTGAATTTCGAAACTTCTGACCACTCGCTTGCCGTGTGTGTAACACCGTTTACAGTCAGCCTGAAGTTATTGCTTCGGTTGTTTTGTTGCGTTTTCTGGTCAGCCCACCGGCAATTGCTAGGTTCATAGTTGCCATTGACGTCAATTCGGTCAATCGTTAGCCCACGCTGGTAGCCATTCGCTCTAGCCCACGAATCGAATGCCCAAAAGTTTTTGTTCCACTCATCACAGATTGTGATGCCGCGCCCGCCGTATCTTGAATATTTGTGGTTATTTGGATTTTGGCAGCGTTGCCTCATCGTGTTCCACACTGCGTACAGCGGATTGTCTATTACTCTGCTCATCCCCGTCACCTCCAAACGCAAACAGTTCTTCGATCGGCGCACTGGTCCGGTGGTCTAGCCTGTTTTTCGCGAAGATGGCGTCTGTGCCCTCCAGGATGACCCCGCGGCCACCCGTCTTGGGGTTGACCATTAACCGCCCTACGACGTCCGTCAGTCCCAGCAGTCCGTCACGCACGCTGTCACGGATAGCTGGCGCATACTGGGAAAACGACTGGCCGGACTCGGCAGTGATGTTGCGCGTGTTTTCCCAAGCGGTGACCAGGACGTTAATGGGCGCGTCCATAAAAACAGTTGTAAGCACCCGCGAGAAGTAGTTTCCCCACTGTCCATAATCTTGAATTTCGTTGCCGATACCGTTCTTGCTTTCTCGGCCACGCTCCACAAACCAGTCCTTCTCAAATGCAGAAACATTATCGACCACCAGATTGTCGTATCCATTGATACGGCTGTTGAGATTGGTGAGAAAATCTTTCCATTCCTCCGACGGCTTGCTGCGGTCGAATGGTTGTACGTCGATGTTTGGCAAACCGGCCAGCACCTTGCTGGAGTCGTCTAGATCCAACACCAGCGTCTTACCTTTTAGATAGCTGATGGCGGTCGTCTTACCCACGCCGGGCTTGCCATATAGCAACACACGCCAGTTTTTGGTGCGGGATAGACTGGACGCTGATTTAATCGGTTGCACTGTCGTCACCGCCCTTGATTACCATGTGTGCCAGACCAAACTGTACGATTTGCTCCATCAGGTCGCGCATGGAGACGTTAGTTTCACCAGCGATGGCTTTCAGCTTTCGATGGGTCGGAATACTGATGAACACTGGTGCGGTACCCTGACGTTGCTTTTTAGTGTGGATGACGAGCATGTCATCGGTTTCTGGTAGTTCCATTTACTTGACCTCCAGTCGTGTTGTCTGCTTCAAAATCGCCCCGTTCACTTCATCGCCAGCCTGTAGCCGTTTCTTAATCAAACTCTTATCCGGCCGATACTCGGTGTGCTCGACCAGCGTGTCGACGGGTAGCTTGCTTTCGTCCACGATGTCGACGCTCGTCGGGTTCTTGCGGACGCGGACTAACGTTTCGTCGGTCTCAATCTTCTGCCAGTCGTGTGCTTCCATGGTCGCCTTAGCGGTCTCCATCAGCCGCATAGCGAGATTGCGATGGGACTTCTTGCGGGCCTGGAGCGACTTAATTTTCTTGTCAATAGCGTCCACGGTGGCGTTCTCTTCTTCAGCAACGTGTACGTAGCTGATGAGCTTGTCCTCAATCTCACCTTGGATGGACTCCATGGTGTCAGCTAACACGTGTGGATCTAGTGTGTCTTCGTTGCCCAGCGCACGGAGCTTCTCTTCCTGCGCTGTTAGGTGATATAATGTAGTCATATAGATATCCTTTCTATTCTGCCGATACGGGTGTGACCGTGTCGGTTTTTTCGTGCTCCATTGCTTCGATATCACTAGCCAGTTCGTCAAGGATACGAAACTCGATGGCGGCTATCTGTGCGCTATCCAGCTCGCCGACGTTGTCTCCGCATAGACTGTATGACATATCCTTAGCTGCTGCTAGTCGTAACTCCGCCACGCGGTCGTAGATCGCCTGTGGGCTTGTTTGCCAAAATTCCATTGTGCTCACCTCCCTTCAATGTGGTTGTATAGCGTGTCGCCCGCGGCAGTGATGATGACCGCAAGTGCTAGCGTGAGTAAAAATAATGTGCTGAAATCTAGCATGGCTATACCCTCACTTTGTGATTGCTGGCGTACATGTCTAGGTCGTGGGTGTCGTACAGTACCTTGCCCATGATGACGACTGACGGCAGCGGCTCGTGCTGATTCCACCGCCAGAACGTTGCACGGGATACGCCCATGTACTGTGCAGCAGCGGACGTGTTTAAATAGCGTGGTTTGTCCATGTTAATCAGTCCTTCCTAGTGAGATAATTGCCTCCGAGAGGAGGTGATAAAATGAATTGGAACGATGCACAGGCTCTACAGTTTGCTTTAACCATTTTTGATAAAAAGGCTAAGTCCGCTCATGATTTGGTTTGGAAATCAAAGTTAGGCATTGCAACTTTTGAAACCTATTACGTCTATCAGGGCGTACCAGTGATTAAGCGTGAAATCGGTATCGAGATGGTTAATGATCTCAAGTCAAACTTAGCTGTGAAAGACAACCTATTTGGCCTAATACGCCACCAGGTACTATCCAATTTCCATTTTGGTGACGACAACCTTATCAGCAATAGTTTCTTTGACGATGTACCAGAGCTTTTGCTTGGAAAACTTTCTGCTTTGGTATCCAACCTGGACTTGGAAAGTACACAAATCGCTAAACCCGATACTGATACTGTTTGGAACTATCGGTCACTCGATGGTGGTATCTCACTGCCGTTCATCAGCACTGATGTGCTTGGCGAAGTAACACCCGTCAGCTTAGTTTCAAAAAATTTGCCTGATACTGAATAATGTTGTAGGCATATTGAAGACTTGCGTACGCTTGGTCGTGCGTTAAGTCTTCTTTTTTTAACAGCTCAACAATCTGCTTTCCACACTCTGCTACATCGGCGCTAAAAAGTTCATAAAGTTCATTAGGTTGGTTGTTCCGCTTGAATGACTGGAGATAATGTTCACGTGCGGTTTCTGTTTTCCAGTCTTCCATGTCTGCTGATTTATCCATAGTTAGTCCTCCTTAATAGTGGCGTTCTTTTCGTAGTAAGACTTTACGCGTGCAATAACCGCATCAAAGTTATTGAGTGTGAAGCCTTTTTGCGTTAACAAGTCGATTATTTTATTAACGACTTCGGTTTCCTCTTCGATTCCTTGAGTTTTGGATGTCATTTCGTGTGCCATCAGAATTGCCTCCTTAACCTTTCCTGCACCAAGTTCCATGAAGTATTTATCGACTACGTTCGCGTAGGATAACTGCGGGTCTGCCTTGCCATTCTCCCAGCGAGAAATCATGCTCTTACTGAATGCCAATTTAGAATCATGCTCGTTGATTGCTAACCAATCGTTGAGGTCATGCGCCAACTCGGCCAGTGATAGGTTCAGTAGCAACCGCTTTTCGTGTAGCTGTTCACCAAATGATGCTTCCATTGATTACACCTCCTTGTCTTCAGCTTCCACTGCCTCCACACGTGCTTCGTACAGCTTCAAAAACAGGTCACGAAATTCTCTGTACGCTTGTCGTATGCCGACCTGGTCGACCGGTTCGATGCGCTGGTTAAGTGACTCTCCATACAGTGCCAGTGACAGCTTGCGTAGACTGTCATGTATTTGCATGATATATGGACCTGTGCTCTCAACTACTGGACGGTCGGCAAAGTCGGTTGTGTTGTACTGATGCCGGCTGAATGTCTGGCCGCCGAGCCCGTTGCGATTTAAACGGGCTGTCATATCGTACCGACCATTAATGTCTCGTAGTTCTTCGGCTTGGATGGTTACGCCCTCGAACAATTTTCCTGCCGACCGTACGCCAGTATTTGGTGCCATCGCTTGTGCGACCGCCGATGCGATGACCTGCTGTAACTCGTCGCGAGTTATACTAATTTTTTCCTGCATTGTGTCTCGCCTTTCTTCTACTAGTCCTCCTTAATATCCAAAATGCTGTAGATCTTCTGGCGAACTGCGATGGCCTTAGGCGTTAGCGTCCCGTTGACTGCGCGGCTAACCTCGGCCTCACTCTCACCAATGTGTTTGCCTAATTCCTTCTGCGACCACCCACGTTCCTTACGCTTGCGGATAATCAACATCTGAATCTCAAGTGCTGCATCCTGTAGCTGTTGTTCTGGCATAAAAGCTGCCTCCTTTCTGTGCTGTATATTTGTTCTGTGCGATAATTACCTCCGAGAGGAGGTGATTAACATGGTGATGTCCGATAAAGAGCAACGTGCCCATGAAATTGCTTTGGCATACTTGAATGCCTATTTAGCTAGTCTTAGCGCAGAGGCTAAAAACAACGATTTTACTTCCGCTACCGGTAGTGAAGATGGAAAACCTCATGGAATCGATATCTACAAGGCAGTTTTCAGCTCGGCAATGCGGAGGCTTTAATTGGTGTTCGTATTGCCTAACCTAGAAAGGACGTTGTTGAAGTCGACAGGCTTATGATCTTTCTGTATAGCCCACAGCGCCTTTGCTAAACTCTCCAAAGAGCTTTTAGCACTTTCCATATCAATCAGTGCTTTTGTCTCGTAATGCTCCTGGCTACTTCCGATAGCTTGGAGTATTTTTTTTACATCTTTAGCGGATCCTTTAATAATCAGTTCCATGTGTTTCACCTCCTTTCATGATTTCTTATCAAGTAGTTGCAAAAAAGTATAGAATGTCGTACTATTTGGGCATAGCAAATAGCCTAACTTCGTCAATCCTTTAGTGGTCATTCCCGCCAAAGTCCGAACCGCTAAAGGCTTGTTAAGCTGTCGCTAATTACTTGATGAACCAAGAATAATAGTATTCCATACTTTTGTCAACTGATTATTTTAGTATTTTATACTTTTTCTTTGTTTATCGGACCGGAGATGTTGATATGACTGTGGTTGAACGAATTAAAGAATCTGCAAAAAAACGTGGATACAACTTAAAAACAACGGCTTTAAAGGCCGGACTTAGTGAAAACGCAATTTATAGCTGGAAAAGATATGCGCCTTCGTCCGATAAACTAAAAGCTGTTGCCGACGTTCTCGGTGTAACCGTTGACTATCTGCTAAGCGATACAAAAAATCAGTCAGTGCCGAAATCAAAGCAAGTCGACATTGACGACGATGATGTCATCATGACTTTTGAAGGCCGGCCTATCCCGCCTGAAGATGTGGAACTAATGCGTCGGTTGCTTAGGGGGTCACGCGATGGAAAATGATGACTACCTAACCCGGATAATAAATTATGGGCTTGACCACGGCGTTGGTGTGCAGACCACGAGTGAGCTTAGTCCATATACCCCCTGTGGAAGTAACCCAGCCACTCACATGATTGTGATCAATCATAACTGGCACATTCACAGGCAAATTCCATACCAAGCCGCACACGAAATAGCCCACGTCCTACACGAGGACCCGGGTGTTGTGTACTTCCACATACCAACGGCAAAACGCGGCATCGAGGCAGAGGCCAATCGAAGTGCAATCGATATACTGGCGCCAATGTACTTTGATGAGGTCGAGCCAGAGGATGCCAACATCGACGAGTTTCTGGATGCCTTTGCGATTCCTTCATATATGTACGATGTGACCTATAACGCAGTCCGAAAATTTTACGAAAATTGCTAGTACCAATACGTCCACACCCGAAGACGTTAAAAGCTGGAAAAATTAGGAGGCAATGAAATGAAATTCTGTCCTGAATGTGGTCATGAATTGGAAACACCAAATCCGAAGTTCTGCCCTAATTGCGGAACGTCAGTGACCAACAGCGCGACTACGAACGCTGACCAACCTATCGCCGCTAGTCAAGGCTACAATGCAGAAACTCCGGTACCACCAGCTATGGGGAACAGTATGTATCGTGACCTCAAAGAAGGACGCATCAAGGAGTACAAGAAGGCAATTGGGCTTCCAACGACTATTGACAACGTGATTTACGGGCAAATACAGCATTTAGCATCCGCTCTGGTCGGGCCGATCGCTACCATAGCAACCAACAAAAATGTGCTAGTCGATTTCGAGGACGACGGCGTATTCATTTTTGGGCTCAATGTGGCTTGCAATTTTAATGGCAAAAATGTTTGGGCCCCTGGAGCAAAAATCGAAATGTCTAGTGGTATGCTGAATGATTCTCTGGTTGTGGAAGCTAACGGCGAGCGTATAAAGTACACCGTTAGTAAACGGCTCCTTGGCATTCCTTGGCAAAAAGAAAACGCAAAGGCTGCGCTTGCAAAATTTAGTTAAGCACAAAAAATAGCCCATCCCCCGCCTGGACAGCTTTGGGATGGACTAAGAAAATTAGAGGACAGAAAACGATGGAAACGGACATAGATAAAATTCAGTACACAACCCCTGACAGCAAGAAGGAAAACAGAGGGCTTCCTAACGTTGGCAAAAAGGTTCCAGAACCAAAAAAAGCTACGCCTTCTCAGGATCCCAAAAAGTGATGTAATACTTTAGTCCAGTCTGAGTGTCCAAGTAAACACTTTGATGAATTGAATCTGCTTCTGCTTCCTCAATCGTGTTTAGTGCCCTGTAGCCACTCGGTAAGGTTGACAAAACAACATCGTTTGGTACGCCAGCAAGTGCATTGTAATTATTTAGCAGTCCCGACGCAACGTGTGCACCGTCGATTGTGAAGATGTCGACCTGTGTATAGCCGCCAGAATCGTACTGGGAAAATGCTCTTTCACGAGCCGTTAAATCGTGCCTATCACCGGTATCACGATGCGCAATCCAAATGGATACAAAAATATTCGCAACAATCGCCGATATGATCATTGATAAAATCTGAATTGACACTATGCCCCACTTGGCAAACGATGATGGCACAAACGAAACTGCTAAGGTCATAACTAAAAAGTAGTACAGGCCGAACAACACACGAACTGAATTAGTGTGTTCCTTTGGCATCATGCTTGAATATTTACCCGAATTTTGCAGATGGTTCAGATTCCAGTATCCTAAAGCTCCAGAAGCAACTATTGCCTGTAACAGTACATTCATTTAGTTAACCTCATATCATTTAACGTGAAATACTTTCACTTAATTATAGCATAAAAAAGCTCATCCCCCTACCGACCAAAGTAATCAGGGATGAGCTAATACGCACGCAAACGCTGTTTGTGTACTCCAATATACTACCATAGGAGGTATAATCATGCCAAAACGCACAAACACACACATATACAAATACGCTACCAAAACCGGCAAGCAATTTTATGGCTTTAAAATTTATCTCGGCATCAATCCACTGACCGGTAAAAAGGTAGAGCGTACGCGTGGACGCTTTGACAGTTACGCCGCCGCTGACCGTGAGTATAAAGCCATGGCCGCGGCCGGCATACAGACGGAGTATGACGATAACATGACTGTCGAAGATTTATACGCAAAGTGGTTTGAGGTGCACAAGCAGTCGGTCAAGCCTATCACCCAGTACACCATCAAGAGCCTGTGGAAGAATCATATCAAGCCACAAATTGGCAATTATCGCGTAAACAAGGCTACTCCTCAGGTTATGCAAGATTACGCTAACAAACTACCGGAGCACCTGGTTAACTACAAGCTGACTCTGTCGTACGTAAAAGCAATGTTTAGGTACGCTGTCAGCAAAGGCTTTATTGACAGCAGTCCGATGGATCATGTCGATACTCCGGTATCAAAAATTCCGAACAAACATACCGGGCCAAAATTCTACGAGCATGACCAGCTAACCGAATTCTTACAAGCGGCCAAGAAAGCTGGTATATGGCCGGAGATGTTTTTTACTCTCGTGGCGATGTCGGGCATGCGTCGCGGTGAGGCTTTGGCACTGCGCTGGGACGACCTCGACACCGCCGCGATGACTATCAGTGTGACTAAGACCGTGACTACTGACGAAAATGGCAAGCAAACACTTGGGCCCACAAAAAATAGCGTTCGGCGGGTTATCCCACTAAACGCTAAGCTACTGCCGTTGCTTCGACGATACCGGCTACAATCTGTTCCTGGCAAATACATTTTTAGAACTGTTGCCAAGGACAAGCCACTGACTCGCCAGTACATTGACTGGCAACTCCGCAACGTGTACGCCACCCTGGATCCCGATAGTAAGCTGCCACGCATAACTACACATGGCCTGCGCCACACCTTCGCGTCGCTTGTTTTCGAAAGTAACCCCGAGGTCACCCCGAAAGACATGCAGAACTTGCTAGGTGATGAGACTATGCGTGTAGTCATGGAAATCTACGTTCACGCCACCAAAGAAGGACGTGATCGTACTCGACAAGCAGTAAACAGTCTGAATATTCTGTGACCAAAAACTCACCGAAAATCTACCGAATAAAATGCAACAACGCGAAACGCCGTGAACCAAAGAACACTGATATATCAACGTTTTGCAACGCCCCGAAACGGCGCGAAACACGAATAATTGAC